AACTCTTCAGTCATAGCTTTTACAGCCTCAGCTGAATCACTACCGTTACCAAATGCGTTGATTTTCTCATCAACTGCTGTTACTACTGATTTCAATTGATCAGCAATCTCAGACTTAGTTTTCTCAGATATTGAAGTCTCTAGCGTTGATTTAAGAGCTTCCAATTCTGACATTAATTCTTTTTTTTCCATGTCTTTATGGTTTTTGTAATTTGATTAAATTTTATTTCTAAACTGCCTAATAATATCCAATGTGTCATCAACTGGCTGAATGGTGTTAACCGGCTCAGTAGCTTTAGATTTCATATCGATTATTAATTGAGCTAATTGTTTACTATGCAATAACAACATCTGAATTGTATCATCAGTTGCCGTTGTATTCCTGCAGAACTTCTCAATAGCAGCACTCTTAGCTACTATCATATCTACATCTAAATTCTTATCACCCTTAAGTGATGTTATTGGTGTCAATGGATTAGCACCCCATGCTGTTAATGAACTCCCCTCATATAACTTTACCTCTGTAATTTCAAATTGACCTAAAGATGGATTACGTAAATAGTTTTCATAGGATTGGACCTGGTTACGCTTTATTATTTTAAATCCAATTGAATGCTCAGTTATTAATCCACTCTCAACCATCTTAATAAAATCTTCACCTCCCTCATGTGTACCCACTTGACTCTCATAATATAACCCATATTCATCCTCTCTTAACGTCAACAACTTACCTAATGGTAAAGATGGATCATGATTAAGTAGATGTTTTATTCTAGGTTGTGCAGATGTTGGTCCCTGCTCACTAATTGTCTTAGTAAATGCTCCAGGCTTCATGATATCTCCATCACTATCTACATTATTGAACTTGCTAAAATAACCAGTAACAATGCCCTGAATTGGATTCATATCCATTATCTCAGAGCTTATTGATACATCCTTTATGTTGTATATGCTGTTCATTGGTATAAAGTTACTATTTTATTTTAATAAATAAACTAAATTATCTTCTAATTATTCTACCATTTCTATCCCTCTTAGCATTAAATGCTACCGTACATCTACAATTAACTACCTCTGATGCAGGTACTGCCAATCCATTTGGTTGTGTTCTTACACCAGGTTGCATCATTCCGATATCTCCTAGCTTTGCATTGGTTAATGTAAATGGCGTCTCAATTGGTAGCCTTGTACCATCAACCATTCTATGGTCATGCCTAGTCCTTTTGTCCTTTACTGCTATCCATACTTTCTCCATTACATTACCTGACTCATTTGCATAAATCATAGCTGCACCATTTGCACTGGTAACAGTCTCAGTCCTTGCTATACGTCTAGCTCTCATTGCATTGAATGCAGGACTTACTAACAACTGCCTAACTATATCATCAAATGAGGCACCTGTTATGGCTGCATCTGCTAACACTTGTTGTATAAATGCTGTACTATAACTTGTCATTAGATTAGCATCATTAAGCAAATCAATTCCGTAGTACTGATTCATAAGCTCTACTATTCTTTCATTAAATCCCATCTGACCACTTACAAAGTTATCATCAGCTTTTATTGATTCAACTCTTGTTACTCTTGCCCACGCTGGCCCTACTGTCTTATACAATGATACTAACACATCATAGATAGGGAACACTGGCAATGTCATTGGATCCTGTGTCTTTACAAATGCATCTAACTGTATCTTTAAAGCTTTATGGAACTTAGGAGCGTACAACTTCTCATACCTTTGCTGAAACTTACTCCATCTATTCCAATATGTTTGCTGCTCTTGTTGTGTCATAAACTAACTGTTATGCTTAACCCTTGACTGCCTAATTTGTTTGCTAATGATTTCTTTACCTGCTCAACCTTCCACTCCCTTTGCTGTTTCTTTAATGGACATGATGGAACTGGTAACTCACTGATTAACATCATTGATATTTTATTATGTAACATCTGTGTTATTTGCTCTATACTTTTTTCCATTATTACATAGGTAAATCAGCAACACTTATTGTTAAGTCAGTTATCAATTGCTTACCTGAATCAATTATAATCTGATTCATTGCCTCTTCGTCTATCATTTCAAAGTCTTGTATCTCTCTTTTTTCATTTGGTGTTATCCACCACATTGCACTCAATGCCTCAGCTTGCGTTTTCATATCATCCTGCATAGCTGGTATGTCGCTGATGTCTATCTCAATGGTCCTTTGTAACCCATCCTGATACATTGGAAGTATTCCCTTTATTAATGCATCTCTAAACAAATGTATGTTTGGTAAGATTGAGTTTGTATACAACATCTTTAATGCTGTATTCATGTTGTTGTATGTACTGCTGTCTGTATTATTTAATAACACTTCAGGGAACTTATAAGCATTACAAATCTTTGTGAAGTCTATCTTTTGTAAATCTGCCACCTCCATATCTGCAAGCTTCAAGCCTAGCTCTAAGTAACCCATCTCACCGGCTGCAAAGTATGGCGCACCTTTGTTACTGCTATTCTTAAGATACTTAGCAAAGTCATTCTTGCGCTGACCTAATGACTCAATAGCAAAATCTGACTTCTCATACACTATACCTGGTATACCACCGTTCTGCATTTGTGCTACTGATGCATTCATTCCTGCATCTAATCTTGTTACACGCTTTGTCAATACCTGCAATGGACTTAAGCCTCTAAACTGCTGACCATTGGTGATAGTTGGATTGTAATACTTTACATGTATAATCTCATCAGTTGTAAATTTACCATCAAAGCCAGTGTCGAAGTATCTATAACCTACAACTGCCTGAGGAAAGCTATCACTAACCAACACTGTTACATTCTGGTTATTCAATGCATGCAATGTAACCATACCTGCATTTGGTCCTAACTCCAATACTTCCTTATACAAAAACAACTCACCAGTAATGTATAGGATTGTGTAATACTTAATCTTATCCTCATAGCTAATGCCGTCTAACATCTTCATAAAGATATCATCTTGCTCTAGATCCTGCAGTGCTTTAGTCTTATAGTATTTCTTTTGTATGCTTTTAAAATCATGTCTTTTGTAACCCTTCATTGCCACATCATCAACTACCTCATAGCCATAAAATGGAATCCTTGCAGCTGTCTCAGCTAAGTAACTAATCACTGAGTAAATATCATCTATTGTAGTGTATTGGTTAATAGCCTCAATAGTTTGCCAACTTGGGAAGATAGCATTACTGGCATTTATTGTCATGCCCATCATGTTATTGACTGCCTTAGTCTTTACTTCCTTTTTGCCTAATATCTTATCAATCCATTTCATATGCGAATATTAATTTAGGTTTTAATTCAAATACTTCTCTCATCATAAACATATCCAACAAATCCGGGCTATCCCCATTAAGCTTTACCTTCATCTCATCTTTGCCTACTATCCTAAGCTTCCCATCATAGTCACTCTTAGCCCTTTGTATTGCTTTACGCTCATACATAAATCTTTGCCTTACCGTCATTGTACTATCGTACATCTTACTAGCCACATTCTTACTTATCTTCATCTGTCCATCTGCAACCCTTCCACCTGATCTGTAGTAGCATTGTGTCTTTAGGTTAAAGTAATTCTCTTTTATAAGCCTGCCACTTGCCTCATCCTTTACACTCATAGCTGATGCTCCACCATTGAATGGTACAGCACCCTTAATGAATCCATCTACATAACTACCTACACCATCAGCGTCATAACAAATATACCGATTTTCTACGGAATACTTTTGAGCCATACGATTAATTAAATCTATTACTTGCTTACCATCACTCTTATCCATTATCTCCATGTCTACAAGCTCCATGCCTTCCCAGTATCCTACTACAAGCTTGTTGCTTCCCTTCATTGCTATATCAGCTGTAATGTACTTACCTGCTTTGTTTACGCCTTTAACATTCTCAAACAATCCTGCAAAGCTATCATACTCATACACATCATTTGGACTGTTACTCACCTTCCATCTACCCTCAAGTAGTTGGCGCCTGGTGTCCTCATCCTGACTAAGCAAATTACCAGGATAAGATGGATCATTCTTTAACCCTTCCTTATTATCGTAAATGCTACCACTAACAAACGTAATTGACTTTATAAAGTCCTGAGCCTGCAGTCCTGATGCTTTCATCATTGGCTCAATGATATGCTCAGCTTTCTCATACACTTCCTGATAACTATCACCCCAAATGTAATCATGACCATACTTGATAAAGTATCTAAGCTTGCCTCTTCGTTCCAGTATTGGGAATCCTGTCTCAGCATCTATCCACCAGCTAATCAATTTATATACCCATGACTCAGGATCAGGATTACATGTAGCCCTAACATAAGGCTTTACCTGGCATGATGATCTATTCCTTGATAGCAGATAAAAGAACATAGACTCAGTAAAGTGAGTTAACTCATCAAAGCCTAAGAAAGGAATCTGTGAACCTTGCCAATCATATTTGTTTTTCTCATACTCCAAATGTCTAAATGATATCTTTACTCCTGATGGAAATTTCCAGTCTAATGATGACTCTCTTGCATCACCTTTGACAATTGGATAAAGCTTTGTTGATGTGTCCCATAAGCCACCCTCATTACGAATCTGAACACTGGTCCTACGAAATATAACACCACCAAACCCTTTAATGTCTATGTGTCTAATAGGATCTAACAACAGTGCAAATGTCTTACCCACAAACGCAGCTGCACCACCAATGACAATATCTGCCTTGCTTGATAGTGCAATTGTTTGGTAGCCTGGTTGTGGCCTTATGTATTCAATGTTATGCAATCGGCTCTATTGTTTCATCTATCGGCTCAATAGGCTCAATGAAGTTATCCCTGCCATTGTCCGGTAGTTGTATGACTTGAAATGTTTTTACATCTTGCTCCACGCTCATTTCTATTTGTTCAGTTGGTTTACCAACTCCATGCTCCCAGCAGAACTTTATCAATGATGGCTCTTTGCTATTCAGTAATGACACAAAGCCATTGTGAATACT